CGAGAGCTTCTGCATCGGCACTTCCTAGTGTCGCAGTGTCAGCAGTCCATACTTTCGAGAAAGTAGGAGTACCGTCAGTTGCGGTATAGTATACCCCGTAAAATACACCTGCAGGAGTACCAGTCGCCGTGCCTTGAATGACATATCCGCTAGATAGATTAACTACATCACCTGAAAAGATTGATGCGTTAGTTGCACTAGCAATTCTCATTTTAGCAGGACGAATAACACCACCGTACATATGATATGCGGGAGTAAAACCATCTGGTTTATTTGTATTAGCCATGATTGTCTCCTTTGCTTATATACATTGTTATTATTAATTTCCTTTATCGGTAGGTTTACTACCGAAAGCAACTTTAGAAGTCCTTTGGATATCACTATCTTTTATAGGCATTCTAGCGTCGCTTTCTCGCATATAGTTCTGGTCTACACCGTCCATAGCAGATTTTGCTTGGTTTTGAAAATACTCTGTACGTTCATGTGCGGTTTCGACTGGAACTTTAGCGAGGATTAAACCTCCGACCCCAATTACTCCTGTATTGCTTCCGCTATCTATTGTAGGGGCTTCGAAATCAGGATAATCTTCTGCTCTCACAGGTTCATATCCTTCTCTAATACGTTTAGACATATTAGATTTATCATCTTGTCCTCTAGTAGCTTCACGAATCCACCTGAATTGATATCCAGGAGGTGCTTCAGGTGCGTCTAACATTGACGGGGGTTTCCAAGGCGTTCTGCGAGTTTGAGAGTCTCGTGTCTCGGCAGATCGTGAGTTACGATCAGTTTTGACGTTTATTTCATCTGTCATTTTATACTCCTTCGATATGCTTAGCATATTCTTCTAGTGGCACGTTTAGTCTTTTAGCTATTGCTACTTGACTTGGTGTCAGCTTTATTTTGCGTGATGATTTTTTACCGCTAGCACCTCTGCTAGAAGCAGCAACCTGTTGCACGGGGGCAGATTGCTCGTTAGAAAACTTGTGTGGAAAAGTTTCAGCCATACGTTTGTCTACTTCGCTGTAATACGTATCAGAAGTAGGGTCTATTCCCCCCTCAACTAATTCTTTATGTATTCCAAAAGCTGCAAACGTCATTGCTTGGTCATCTCCGAACCATGTGTTCTGTTTAGCCCACTCCTCTGCTTTCGGGTCTGGTCCAGCAGCCTGAGGTTGTAGTGTAGGCTGATATTCTTCAACAGGAACTTCTTGAGCTTGGTTTTTCTCTCTGATTTGTTGCTGTGCGGATAATCTTCTAAGATTTTCTGCTTCGGCACTTACTCTAGAAAGTTTTTCAGTTGCATTAGCAACTGCTTCTCCATCTCCTGCATCCTGAGCCTCCCTTAAAGCGGTTTTGGCTCTTTCAATTTCTGATTGTACCCTATTATCATACTCTTTGAAAAGCGAAGAATCAGAGTTCTTTAACTTTTCTTTTAGGGTAGTAGCTGTTTGATTAACGCTTTGAGCATAATTAACAGCTTCATCTCGCTGTCTTTCCGCTTCCCGCATTTTATACGTTAACTTATCAATACGTTTTTGTACTGAGTCGCTAATTTGGTCTAGCTCGTCTTTTGGTTGAGCTTCTTCTACTGCGGCTTCTTCGACTACTTCGTCTTTAATCGAATCGTCAACATCTGCCGCTCTTACGTCAATTTCCCCTTCGGGAAGTTCTAATTCTATTTTTTCTGCTTCGTTTTGCATGAGTCCTCCTCAAGATTGTTATGATAAAATTGCTTCTGGGTCATCTATAGTAGCTAAGATTTCGTCATCATTTAAAAGACGCATGTCGCCACCTTCTATTTGAAAACGAGCACCTGCGTATCTACCGAAGATTACCCAATCACCTTCTTTACACCAAGGTCCTTCAGGAAACTTATGTAAGTCACTATAAGCATCAGCTCCCATGGCAACAACATAACCTACAACAGTCGCAAGTCTTTCCTTGTCTACCGTTGATTTAGCTAAATGTATGCCGCCTTTAGTCACTGTTGATTGTGTAAAAGGTAATATTAAAATACGATACCCCGTTGGACGTGGTAGCGATTCCGCATGAGCTTCTAAGTTTTCAGGAGTAATAACTTCATCTGGTGCTTCTGCAACAGGAGCCTTATCACTTCCGAATTCTCTTAATACTCTATTTGGAACAGTTTTTGTTTCGACTTTATTAGTCATTTGCATCCTCCATATTAGAATGTAAAGTTTGAATCTCCTGTTCGGCGAAATTCAAACCTGCTATTTCACCAACTATCCTTTGGTATTGATTAAAGTCTTCAATACTTCCAGAAGCTAATGTCTGCGTAAGAGCTTCTTTTCTCTCACGATATTTACGGAGCAAATGCTCCGTAGCTAAGATATAATCCATTTATTTAATGTAGTTATACCAAAGAAGTCCTTTAGTTTGTCCGTAAGCAGCCTTTACTTTAGACTCTTTACCAACAACGTTGCCTTTTGCGTCTGTATTTACTTCACCAGCAGCAACTGTTTGTGTTTTAGTGTTGTCTACCATTTTAGGCTCACTAGGAGCAGACCTGTTCACCTTTTTAGAAGGCGACGGGTAATCTCTATTTTTATGCATATTATTCTCCGTTTTTATTGTCTACTATCTCTAACTGTTTTTACCAGTTCGTTATAGTTCTTATCAGCATCAGCTTTTGCTTTTAGCTCTAATTCTTGCAATTCTATAGCAGATTTAGTATCTTGTACTTTTAAATCAGCTTCTATTTTTTCACGTTTAATCTGTGCGTCTAGTTCTGCTTTCATAGCCGCAAGTTGTGCATCTCTTGCATCATCTTCTGATTTCTGCATTAACTGTTCTTTTTCTAATTGCAACTGCTGCTGGAACATTTCCATTTGAGGATTTTGTTGTGCTGCCGCTTGTGCTTGTGCCATCGCTTGTGCTTGACCTGTAACTTGTTGTGTTGCTTGTGCTGCCATCATAGCTATTTCGTTCATCATTTCAGGCGGCATAGGTTGGTCTAACGGAGGTAGTGGTTGACCCATTGCTTGTTCTATTTGTTGTCTATATAACATAGACTGGTGTTCTTGTATATTTGCACCTATTGCTTGCGTAGCGATAGGGTTTTGCTGAACCATAGGATTTTGCATAAATGCACTATGGGCTCCAATATACGCCTCGTGGTTTTGGAAAGGGTACGCTTTTATAGGATTCCCTGTCATAGCTGCTTGTTGGTCGCTTATCGGGTCTCTCGGCGGTACTTCTTCCTCTGGCGGTAATAACGCATCAATATCTTTAATATTTAACGCTATGTACATTTTTCTATAAGATTCTCTTAAATCGTGTAATTCAGGTGCCGCTTGTGCCATTTGAAGTTGTGCTTGGGCTAATGTTATTCTTTGCGTCATACTAAAAATATTAGGGTCGCTAACAGGTATAACATCTACTGAGCTGTCGAAATCTTGTTTGAAAACGTTTTCAGACGCACCTTGTACTTGATACGGGTATTCGGGGGGTAAAAACTCACCAAATACTCTTTTTAGAATTTTAAATTCACATCTTTGTGCATAATGTAATCTTTTATGGATTGCAGACATAACTCTTTGTCCTTTTTCCATTAACGCTACTGTTGTTCCTACAGGTGCTTCAGAGTTACCATCACCTGTTGGATTTTCTACTGTAGCGGCAAATCTTTTACCAGAATCTACTAATGCTCCCAATAACGTAGCTAAAGTACCGCTTGGCTCTTTATATGGTAAAGGAAGAAAGGCATCTTGTAATCTTCCTCCTGGAGCATCGACATCTCTCCATTCTCCTGGTTGTAATGGGTCATCATGACGTTGAATATTTAATCCACGTGATTTAAATCCTGCTGGAAGGTTAGAAAGCGTACCTGCGTCTATTAATTGTCGTAAAATCGCTGTAACTGACTTAGTTAGCCCGCCCATCATGTGAATTAAGCCAAAACCGTAAAAACCTAGTCCTGGAAGGAACTTATAATGCGTAAAATGTTCAATTTTCTTACGCATTGGGTCTTTTTCGTTGTAATTTGGTCTAATTGAAAGAATTTTGTTGTTATCTTTGCAAATAGTAACGATATAGGGCAGTGCTAAGCCTGTTTCTTCTCCATCTTCGTCTAAATCCTGATATCCGTCTAAATCTAAGTCAACATGCATCTCTAAAAGTGTGTATTCTTCGTCACTAACTGTTCTACTTAGTCCTTGAAGCTCCTCTATTTTGTCATCAACCTCTGTTGTTTCGGCTGAACTTCCTGGAGACGCCATATCCATGTCTTTGTAGAAACCAGATAGCTGTAATTTACGTAATTCGTTTTCATTCATATGAATTACGTGTGTAATTCTAGGAGAAGTTAGTAAATCCACTGCATAATACGGAACAACTAAATCTTCTGACTTAACAAACCGTGCGACAGCCCGTCCAACAGCAGGGTCATAGTAAACTTTTTTAAATGCTGAACCAGATAAAGGTAAATAAAATAAAAGTTGGTCCATTT